TCAGATCAATAGATGCCACGCCCCCGCGAGCACCGCAAGCAGCGCCAGAACCCGGACCATCGACAGCCGCGCGCCCAGCAACAGCGCCGCCGCCAGCAGCACGAAACCAAGGCTGAGCGGGCTGAATGTCCCCCAATCCGGCACCGGGCCAAACGCCGTCTCGCGCACCCGGCCAAACAGCACATGCAGCGCGAACCAGACCGAAAGGTTCAGGATCACACCCACCACGGCCGCCGAAATCCCGGCCAAGGCCCCCTTGAGGCGGGGCCTTGCCAGGATCTGCTCGATATAGGGCGCACCAGTGAATATCCATAGAAAACAGGGCGTAAACGTAACCCACAGCGTCAGCAGCGCCGCCAGCACGGCCATGCCCACCCCGCCCTGCGCATAGCCCGCCAGCAGGCCCACAAACTCGGTCACCAAGATCAGCGGCCCCGGCGTCGTCTCCGCCAGCCCGAGCGCGTCGATCATCTGCGCCGTGCTCAACCAGCCCTTGGTCACCACCACCGTCTCGGTCATATAGGCCAGCACCGCATAGGCCCCGCCAAAGGTCACCACCGCCAGCTTGCTGAAAAAGAGCGCCAGATCGGTCAGGAACGTGGCCCCCGCCGCCCACGCCACCAGCACCGGCGCGGCCCAGAGCGCGCCCCAGGTGGCAACGGTCATCAGCGTGCCGCGCAGGGGCACGGCGGGCGCGGGGATGGCTGTCTCGGCCTCTCCGCGCGCGCTCAGATACCCCCAGAGCGCCGCCGCAGCGATGATGATGGGAAAGGGCACCGACAGCACGAACATCGCCACAAAGGCGAGCCCGGCCAGACCCCAGCTTGCCCGGTCCTGCAGTGATTTGCGGGCGAGGTTCAAAAGCGCCTGCAACACAATCGCCACCACGGCCGCCTTGATCCCGACAAACAGCGCCTGCACCAGCGGCACCCCGCCATAGAGCGCATAGCCCAGCCCGAGCGCCAGGATCACCAGCGCGCCCGGCACCACGAACAACAGCCCCGCGATCAGCCCCCCCGGCACACCCCGCAGCCGCCAGCCCGCATAGGTCGCCAGCTGCATCGCCTCCGGGCCCGGCAGCAGCATGCAGAACGACAGCGCGCCAAGGAATTGCCGCTCCTCCAGCCAGCCTCGACGCTCCACCAGTTCGGCATGCATCATCGAAATCTGCGCCGCCGGCCCGCCAAAGGACAAAAGGCCGATGCGCAGGAAACTGCGGAAAATCTCGGAGAGGGGCGGCGCGCTCATGCCGGTTTGTGACCCGCACGTCCGCCTTGCGCAAGTCAAAGTTCCATGACGCGTAGCACGATATGATAAGGGGAAAGTGCAGGCTTCCGCAGCATTCGCAAGGTTCCGTTGGATATCAAGCGGATGCGATTTACAGCGGAAACCGGACAGAAGCCGAACAAGGCCAGAACGAAACATGTGACTGTAAAACCGTTCTGACCCCCAAGACAAAAGAAAACCCCGGCGCGCTGGCGGGCGCAACCGGGGTCAATAATGCTGTTCAAAACACTCCCCTGCACAATACGACACCCGGCATCATCATGCAAGGGCGGACGGTTATCGTCGACGAAAAGCCCGATGGCTGGCACATCGTTCTGATTGAAGATGACGTGTTCCATTTGCTGCGCGTCTTGGCCTACGGCGGACGCGGTATTGCTAGATTCCATGCTCAGGCGTTTGCCGACCATTACGGCGCTTCCTGCCCCGAGGGGGTGCGCTGATGAGGGACACTGTGAACGAAACCGGCCTGATCGAGCGCGTGGCGCTTGATCTGCTGGGCGAGCCGAACCACAGCCTGTCGTCGCCTGGCAACATGCGTTTCGGCACGCATGGCAGCATGTCGATCAAAAAGGCCGACGACACATGGTATGACCATGAGGCCAAGGACGGCGGCGGCGTTTTCGACTTTGTGGCCCGCGAGCAAGGCGGAACGCGGGCCGACGCGGCGCGGTGGTGTACAGAGCGGGGCCATATCGCGCCAGATAACGCCGGGACGTGGGATTACCGCGACGAACACGGGACGCTGCTCTACCGTGTCATCCGGTCTGAGCCAAAGAGATTCAAGCAACAGGCGGCGGATGGGTCATGGTCGATCAAAGGCGTGCGGCGCGTGCCGTATCGTCTGCCCGAATTGCGGGCGGCTGATCCGACATCTGTGGTTTACATCGTCGAGGGCGAGAAGGACGCGGATCGTCTGGCGGCTTTGGGGTTGGTGGCGACAACCAATTCAGGCGGCGCTGGAAAATGGCTTCCCGAATTTTCCGATCACCTCAAGGGACGGCGCGTCTGCATTCTGCCCGACAACGACGACGCGGGCCGAAACCATGCTGCACAGGTGGCGAATACGCTGGTGGCGCGTGGGATTGATCATCGTATCGTGGACCTGCCCAATCTGCCCGAGAAAGGCGACGTGTCCGATTGGCTGGATATGGGCGGCACACCGGCGGCGCTGATCCAGCTTTATGATGCGCCGCGAGGGCCGGGTGACGGCGACTGGCTGGCACGGATTCCACCGCGCGGATCATACGTCCCTGCCGGGATGACGCCCCTGCCAGCGTCCGGCCCGACAATCATTCAATCGGAACCAAATCGGGAAAGCCAATTCTATTCGGCTGCATCGCTCAACGGGAAAGCCGTCCCGGCCCGGCAATGGCTGGTGGACGGTCTTGTGCCTCAAAAGACGGTAACGCTGTTCAGCGGCGACGGGGGCACGGGCAAGAGCCTGCTGGCCCTGCAACTGGCGGTCGCGGTATCGACCGAGCGGGCATGGATCGGCAATCCGGTATCGAAAGGCCGGGTGATTTATATCAGCGCCGAAGACGACGACGACGAATTGCACCGTCGCGTTGACGATATTTTGCGGGCTGAGGGGTGCAGCTATAGCGCCCTGGCGGGCCTCACATTGCGTTCACTGGCGGGCGAGGATGCGCTCTTAGCTGTCGATAGCCAACTCGCCTTAATGAAGACGGCGCTGTTCGAGGAACTGGACGCGCGGGCGGCTGAGGATACCCCGGCGCTGATCGTGATCGACACCTTGGCAGACGTGTATCCCGCCAATGAGAACGACCGGGCCAAGGTGCGGCAATTCGTGGGCATCCTGCGCGGTCTGGCGCTCAAGCGTAATTGTGCCGTCATGCTACTTGCGCACCCGTCTTTGACCGGCCTCAACAGCGGCACGGGCACGTCAGGATCGACGGCATGGAACAACTCTGTGCGGTCGCGGCTCTATCTGTCTCGGATCAGTGACAACGGCTATGAGGCTGACCCGGACGCGCGGGTGCTGACCACGATGAAGGCCAATTATGGGCGCATCGGTGGTGAGATCAATGTCAGATGGCAGGCCGGTGTGTTCGTCGCTCAGGCGTGGCCCACGGGGTTTGAGGCGCTGGCAGTGGGTGCCAAGGGTGAGCGGGTATTCCTTCAGCTACTGGATCAGCACATCGAGACCGGTGTGCGCGTGTCGCAATCTGGCGGACGCAATTATGCGCCCAAGCTGTTCGCAGAGCATCCTGACAATGAGGGCTGCACCCAACGTGCATTCCGCACGGCCATGTCCAGCCTGTTCGCCCGCAAGACAATCACAATCAGTGAGGATGGCCCGCCGTCTAAGCGCCGTTCATTCATCATGAGGGCGGCACAATGACATATTTCCAACCCCCTGCCATAGTCGTTCCAACCCCGTTCCAACCCCCTGTTCTTACACAAAGCCATATAAAAGGGGGGGTTGGTAGCCCTTGGGGCGCTACCGCCCCTCTTGGTTCATTGCGTCACTGCGTCAGTAAATTACTGGAACGCATCCGTGCCGCGCCGTCGATGGTCCCAATGCCCCCTTTCAATAACCCCCGGGGGGTCGGGGGGCTGGGTCTTCATTCCACACACACGGCCCGGTGGCAGGAATGAAGCGGTCCACCCAAGTCAAGCGGTTCTGCAAGTCCCTGACGGTCCCCACGGGGCGGCTGGCAGGGCGTGCGGTCAAGCTGGCACCATATCAAAATCGTTTCATCGACGGGGCGTTCGCTGACGGGGTGAACGTGGCGTGCCTGTCCATCGGTCGCGGCAACGGCAAGTCGGCGGTCTCGGCCATGCTCTGCGCCGGTGAATTGCTGGGCGCATGGTCGGACGCGCCTGAGCGTGAGGTGATCATCGCGGCCCGAACTCAAGAGCAAGCAAAAATAGCTTGGAATTATTGCGCGTCATTTATCGCCACCCTGCCCGACGATGTGCAGAAGCGGATCACGATCCGGCGGCAACCCCGTTTTGAAATCCAGTATGACGACCACAACGGCCCGCACCTGATCAAGGCAATCTCTGCTGACGGCAAGTCTGCGCTTGGGTCCAGCCCGACGCTGGCGGTGCTGGATGAGCGCGGGCACTGGCCCATTGCCCAAGGGGACGAACTGGAAGCGGCGCTGTTGACGGGCCTTTCAAAGCGCGACGGCAAGGCGCTGATTATATCCACCAGTGCCAGCAATGACATGCACCCGTTCTCGCTGTGGCTGGATCGGGATGCACCCGGCGTCTACCGCCAAGAACACCGCCCGACACCGAACCTTCCTGTTGATGATGTGGACAGTCTGGCGATTGCCAACCCCGGTTCACGGCATGGCATCGGCCCGACGATGACGCGGTTGAAAGAGGACGCGGCGCTGGCCTTGGCCCGCGGTGGTTCCGCCCTGTCGCGGTTCCGGCTGCTGTCTCGCAATGAACGGGTGTCTGAGGACAACCGGGATGCACTGCTTGATTTGAACGAATGGCTGCAATGCGAAACCGACGATCTGCCACCCCGGCGCGGGCCGGTTGTGATCGGGCTGGATCAGGGCCAGTCGGCATCCATGAGCGCCGTGGCCTATCTCTGGCCAGACACGGGGCGGCTGGAAGCCTGGGGCGCGTTCGGCACGATCCCGACACTTGAGGCCCGTGGGCAGGCGGATGCTGTCGGTGATCTTTATTCGCAGATGCACAAGCGCGGCGAGCTGGCGTTGATGGGGCAGAAAACCGTCCCGCTGGCGCAATGGCTGCGCCGGGTTGTCGGTCACGTCGAGGGCGAGACGGTCGCGGCGATTGTCTGTGATCGGTTCAAACAATCCGAGATCGGTGACGCGCTGGCAGAGATCGGCAACCGCGCGCCGGTGATCTGGCGCGGCATGGGGTTCAAAGACGGCAGCGAAGACGTGGAGCGTTTCCGCCGCTTCATATTCGACGGCAACCTGCACGTTTCCGAAAGTCTGCTGTTGCGTCACGCCATAGGTGAGGCGGCGGTGTTCATTGATCCGGCCGGAAATTCCAAGATCGTCAAGGGCCGGTCGATGGGCCGGATCGACGCCGCTTGTGCCGCTGTCCTGGCGGTTGCTGAGGGCGCGCGGATCATGGGCAGGCCACAACATAAAGGAGGGCGCATCGCATGGGGATGACTTCAACGGCCACGCGGCTGATTGCCCGGTTCGGGCAGGCGGCAACACTTACAAAACCGGGCGCACCATCCGGCCCGCCATGGGCACCTGTTCCCGGTGCGCCGGTTAATCATTCCGTGACAGTCGCGGTGACGAATTACACGATTGAGGAAATTGCCGGTCTGTCCATCGCGGGCGATGACCTGCGGGTGTTCATGACGGCGGGTGTTGCCCCGAACACGTCCGACACGCTGACAATCGGCGGGGTCAACTATGGCATCCACCGCGTCGGCGTCCTGGGGCCGGATGGCGTTGTGATTTGCTACGAATTGCAGGTGCGGCGATGAGCAAGCTGCGCAACGAATACAAGCGGCATAGCGCCAAGGTGACGCGCGGCCCGCGTTGGAAGGCCCTGCGGATGCAGGCGCTTGACCGTGACGGCTGGGCCTGTGTCCAGTGTGGCACACGTCACTGGCTGGAATGTGATCACGTTCTGCCGGTCAAGACACACCCTGAACTGTCTTACACCCTGTCAAATTTACAGATGCTTTGCGGTGCCTGCCATGCCCGCAAAACCCGAATTGAGGTGGGGCATACGCCTCTAACCCCAAAACGCCAGCAATGGCGTGACCTGCTGCGCGAAATGCAGCGTAACCCCCACGAGCATAAGGAAAACAATCATGCTGACTTCTAAGAAACTGGAACTTCGCCGGTCTGAAATCCGTCAAAACCTGTCGGAACTGGCGAACATCGAAACCCCGTCTGCGGATGAAACCCGCAAAATGACTGATCTGGATACAGAGTATCGGGCCAAAGAGGTGCAGTATCGCGCTGCACTGGTGTCTGAGGACGAACAACGCACCGAAGCCAAAGGCGAACTCGAAACCCGTTCCGAAAAAGAGTGGAATGAGGTCATGTCCGGTTTCGAGATGCGCCAAGTCGCGCTGTCTCTGGACGAAGGCCGTGCCCTGTCTGGCCAGACGGCGGAGATCGTCACGGAACTGCGGTCGCAAGGCGGCTATCGCGGCATTCCCGTGCCCTACGCGGCGCTTGAAACCCGTGCGGGCGAAACCATTGCCAGCGGCACCCCTGATCCGATTGTTACCCGTCCCCTGATCGAGCGTTTGTTCCCGGCGTCTGTCGCGGCGCAGATGGGCGTCCAGATGATCAATATCGGCACCGGCGGACAGGAAACCCCTGTCACCACGTCGGCAATCTCTGCGGGTTGGCAGGCAACCGAACTGGCCAACGTGCCCGGGCCGTCTGCCTACACGACGCTGGACCGCCCGTTGAAGCCTGATCACACGTTGGGCATCCAGATGCGGATCAGCCGCAAGACGCTGCTGCAATCCGGCGCTGCTCTTGAGCAAGCCATTCGCCGCGACATGGCGGGCGCGATGCAACAAGAGATGGATCGTGCCATTTTCAACGGCTCGGGGTCCAGCGGCGAGCCTACCGGCGTCTTCACCGGCGCGGCGGCTTGGGGCATTGCTGAAACCGATCTGAGCGCAGCGGCGTCCTGGGCGGCTATCCGCACTGAGGTTGTGGCGTTCATGACGGCCAATGCGGCAACCGGTCCCGGCGCGGTGCGCCTGTTAATCCGTCCTGAGGTCTGGGACGCGATGGATGGCGCGTTCATCAGCGGCACGGCAGTGACCGAGTGGGAGCGGCTGACGAAATACATCAGCACGGTTGTCATGTCGCACAACGCCTTGCCTGCCCCGGCTGGTGATCCGCTGGAAAGCAAGGCGCTGCTGACAACCTCTGCGGGCGGTGTTGCGCCGGTGTTCGTGGGCCTGTGGGGGGCGGTCGATCTGATCCGTGACCCGTATGCAGATGCGCAATCCGGTGGCCTGCGCCTGACTGCATTGTCCACCATGGACACCACAATCAGCCGCGCGGTTCAAACCCGCGTCCTGACAGGTATCCAGTAATGCTCTGGGGCGGTCATAGCGGCGGTCTGGAATTACGCAAACGGGCATCCGGCGCATTGGCGCTGCAAGGCCGCTTTCCATATAACAAGCGGGCGGTCCTCAGTGATGGGGGCCGTTCCGGCAGGCCAAGAAAAGAGGCGATTGCATCCCGCGCATTCGCCTATCGCGTGGATGATCCAAAAGAGGACATTCATTTTCTGGTGGGGCATAGCTTTGACAAGCCTTTGGCCAGCCGTGGCGCGGGAACGCTGGATCTTGCGGACAGTGACGATGCGCTGTCCTTCACCGCGACGATCACGCCGGAAATGCAAGAGGTGTCCTATGTGAAGGATATTCTGGCAGGTATCGCGGCGGGGCTGACTGTCGGCATATCGCCGGGGTTCCGGTTGCCACCCAAGCGGGCGGTGCCTGAGCCTGAGCGGATCGAGGATGAGGGCAGCGATCCTGAGAACGGCGAACACAACGCCATTATCAGGACGGTTTTGCAGGCGCTTTTGTATGAAATGAGCGTCGTGACGCGGCCCGCATATCCCGAGGCGCAAGTCGAGGCGCGGAATTGGTCGCAACCCCCTCAGGCCCGTGTGTTCCTTCCCAAGCGGCAGTTGATTGCGAGGTATCGCTGATGATTGATCTGATCAAACAATTTGAGGCGGTCCCGGCTGAATACCCAACGGCACCCGCTGGCCTGTCTACGGCAGCGGCGGCGCTTGATGCTGCGATGATCTGGGCACGGATTGAAGCCTACACCGCGCACCGCTTCACAGTGCGGGAAGTGGTGTGGACGTTGATGGGCGGCGGTGGCGATCAATTCAACCCGCGTCTTGCGCCTGTGGTGTCGCGTGTGGCGCATGTCTGGGACGGCGCGGCATGGGAGGCCCTGACGCTGCTGGACGGGCCTCTGGGCGTCTGTCTGCCGCGTGATGGCACCTATCGGATCACGGCGCAGGTTGGCGCGGGTGATGTGCCTGCGCCCGTCTCTGAGGCGTTCCGGCGGCTTGCGGAATACCTGGCAGATGATCCGGGCACGGCGGGGGCGTCCCGAACTTCCGTGGAGATCGGGCCGATCAAGGAAGCGATGGATCGAAACCCGGCGTGGGTCGCCAAGGCGTTGCAAAATTCAGGCGCTGGCGATCTGCTGCGCAATTATCGGAGGGCTTGAATATGTGGCCATTCAAACGAAAAGAACCTGAGACCGAAACGCGGTCCAGTGGCACCGGCTACACCACGCAAGTGATGCAGGCGCGGGCCGATTATATCGGCGGCGTTGATGGCGTTGCCGAACTCACTGGCACGGTGCAAGGCTGTGTAAGCCTCTGGGAGGGCGGTCTGAGCCTTTCAGATGTGGACGGCACCGACATGTTGACCCCTGCCATGCTGGCGCTTGCTGGGCGCTCTCTGGCGTTGCGCGGGGAAGCTGTCTTTGTGATCCGAGAGGATGGGCTGTTGCCGTGTTCGGATTGGGATTTGACCACACGCTATTCCAAGCCCACGGCCTACCGCGTCGGCATCGCTGATACCGGCGGCGGCAAGACTGAAACCGTCCTTGCTGGCGAGGTTCTGCATCTGCGGATTGGGTCCGATGTGTCTATGCCCTATGTCGGACAATCGCCATTGCGGCGGGCGCGGTTGACGGCTGGCCTATTGCAGATTGTCGAGACCGCCTTGAGCGAAGTTTACGCCAACGCGCCGCTTGGATCGTCTGTCATTCCGTTCCCCGAGGCACCCGATCAGGACATGAGCGATCTGGCCCGTGGGTTCCGTGGGTTCCGGGGCAAAATGCTGGTGCGCGAGTCCGTCAACGTGACGGCGGCGGGCGGGCCTGCACCTCAGACTGATTTGAAGCCAAGCGATGTGTCGCCCGATCTGAGCCGGGCGATGACAAAGGAAACCTTGGCGGCATCGCGGTCCAGTATCGAGATGGTGTTCGGTGTTCTGCCCGGTCTGAGCAATATCAGCACAACCGGCCCGATGGTTCGCGAGGCGCAGCGCCACCTTGCCCAATGGGGGCTAATGCCGATTGCCGCGATGATCGGACAAGAGGCGTCTGAAAAGCTGGGCCAGCCTGTCACGCTGGACGTGATGCGCCCGATGCAGGCTTTCGACGCTGGTGGCCGTGCGCGGGCGCTTGGCGCGATTGTGCAGACGATGGCGCTGGCGAAAGAGGCCGGTGTTGATCCGTCCGAGGCGTTAAAGCTGGTGGATTGGAAAGAATAGGCCACTATCGACAACGTGTATTATTGCACGCCGTTGTTTGCCGCATACCATTCTTCACGAGTTGCCTTGAGATCGATCATTGCGAGCATCGTTATCATGGATTGAATCTTATCCAATGATCCTTGGATTTGATCTTGGGACAATGGTTCGGCCCCCGCTTGAATGTCCTCTGGGGTAAGCGGCTCCAACTCATACTTGAGAGAGAAAGCAATCGCAGAAATCTCTGCCAACTGGTCCAAGATATTTGCAAGCTGTTCGCCCTTCATGGGTCTGTCATCGCGCGTCATTTTCTTCCTTTCTAAAGACCGTCTGCGAAATTGATAACTTGTTGAGGATCAGCTCGCAAGAAGTTTCATCGGACCCGAACACCAATGGGCTTGCGCTTATCCCCATTGGGGTGCTATACCAATGGAAGAGAGGTAGACAAAACATGCCAACACCCGGACAACTGACCAAAAAAGTAGCCCATACTTTAGGGCTTGAGGACGCCAGCGTTGCAAACGCTTGGCGCGTTCTGCGTGAGCATGGTCTAGTTACAAAGGGCGGGCGTGGGCGCAGTGCGGCAACGGTCACTGACCGGGACGCCGCAATCCTGATCACTGCAATTTGTGGTTGCGATACAGTTAAGGGCGCGGCTGACTTAATTGCCCGCGCGGCAAGCGGCACTGCCTTTTCCCATTATTATCGCGGGTGGGACAGTGAGCCTGTGGGTTCTGAGCGTGACCTCTACGAAACGTCCCCTATTTGGAAAATGGATCGTATGGGCATTTCCCAAGTGTGCAACTTGCCCGGCAGCCATTCCTTTGTTGATCTGTTGCAAGGGATGATCGGCTTTATGGGTGGTGCTCGATACAGCACCGACCCGACCGACGAAGCCGAGAAGAAACCTGTTTTGCAGGTTGAACGTCTTGACTTCATATTTTCTTTTGAATCCCCAAACGAAATATTTTCCCTGACTATCAAAGGGAAATCAGTTGACGGGGAATTGTATTATGAAGCCCAAAAATACGGCGGTAGGTCGATCCAATACGACCTCCGCAATGTCACTGACGAAGGCCGGTCCGAAATGCGTGACCGCCATTCTTCAAGCAAGAATGTCCTGCTGCGCACCGGTGATCTGAATACGGTTCGAAGCTTTGGAAACACAACTATCGCTGAGATTGGCCGTTTCGTGGCAGGGGTGGATCAGTGATGACCAACCGGCGCGTCATCCTTGGTGATCGGCCACCTTCCTACGTCAGCAAGGCGACGCTGGCGGCTGAGTTGGATGTTTCCGAGTCAACCGTTGACGCGCTGGTCCAGCGTGGCGTCCTGCCTAAGCCGGTCAGGGTGGGTGGGTCCGTTCGGTGGAGTTGGGCGCAGGTCGATGCGTCCCTTGCCGCGACCAATACAGCGGCAGAGGCTGATCCATTCATGCAGGGGGTGGGAAATGTCTAAGGTTTCCCTTCCACGTCATGTCCATGTCGTCGTGTCTCGCGGGCGCGAGTATTTCTACTTCCAGACGGGGCGAAGCACGCCGCACGCGGGTGAGCGCATCCGTCTGCCGAACGATCCGACCACGCCCGAGTTTTGGAACGCGATCAGACAGGCGCAGGGATTGGTCGGCCCGGTCCCGACCGACACGATAGGCGCGCTGATCAACGCTTATGAAACGGCATGGCCTGGTCTGCCGCGCAAGCTAACCAAAGGCACGCAAGATCAATACAGGCGTCACCTCAAGCATGTCCGCACCGCATGGGGCGATCTGCCAGCGGCCAGCCTGCGCCCGTCGCACGTCTTGGCCCTGATCGAGAAGATCGGCGCGGATCGACCGGGCACGGCGAACAACACGCTGGACGCGCTGCGCGCAATGTGTCGCTGGGCGATGGGTCCACGCGAGATGCTGGAGCGTGACCCTACACAGGGTGTTCCGCACTTCGACAAGGGCGAGGGGCATCGGCCCTGGACGCCTGAACAGTTGAAAATTGCCGATGAGCATTTCACCGGCACCCTGCGCCGCGCCTATCTCTTGGGACGTTGGACCGGGCAGCGGATCAGCGATGTGGTGCGGCTGGGCTGGACAGATATCGACGAGGGCGGGTTCAACCTTCCTCAGAAGAAAACCGGCGTGCAGCCGTGGTGTCCGATCTTCCGCGAACTTGAAGCCGAGATGCACAGTTGGGAAAAGCGGCCCGGCCCGTTCCTCTTGCAGGAAACCGGCAAGAACGCCGGAAAGCCCGTCACCACGAATCAAATGTGGAAAATCTTCGACAAGGCGCGCGAGGATTTTCCCGAACTTGAAGGTGCGGTCTGGCACGGGCTGCGCGCCAATGCCGTGATCCGGCTCAGGCAGGACGGGTACACCGGCCAACAGATCAGCGACATGGTGGGAATGTCGGTCGAGATGATCGAACGCTACAGCCGATATGCTGATCGGAAGGCGGGCGGTCAGGCGGTTCTGCGCGACCTACTGGAACGCAAGCAGGACAAAACTGTAAAACACTGA